TAAATGAAACTTTTTAGCCATTTCTGTTTTTGGCGACAATGTTACAAATCTTTCAGTTTGTAATATTTGTAATAATTTGTTTAATATAGTTCTGCCATATCCTTTTTCGTATGACCACACTGTATAAAATATGGTAAATTCTTTTGCATTTTCTTGTGAGTACATTTCTAATTCTTGCATAGTAATTGGTAGCTCAAATGTATTAGCAATACACACAACTGCTTTGTCTTGTATTGTATAGATATTTCTACCTTGTGTTGTTCTAAATCTGTAACTAACATCTCGCACTGGGTCGTCTTTGATTTTTACTTGTGCTTGGTTCGTTACTTTACTTAGTTTCGATTTTGTCTGGTGTAACATCAATTATGTTTTTTGCTTCGCCAATTTTAGACTCTAATTCTTCTAGTCTTTTTTCTAATTGGTCTCTACTCATTCCTTCTAAAGTTGAATGGGTTATCTGTTTGTGGTCTACATATAATCCTGCTAATTGACCAGAACGATATTCCGCATTAATGGATGCAGTAAATTGTCCTTTAGCAGAAGATTGGTCTCGTAAATCATCTAGTATTTTGTATCTTCTTAATTTATCTTTCTCATACTTTTCTTTTTCTTCTAACAACTTCTTTTCCATGTATCGGCAAACATGAGGGTTGGTATCTGGGTTCGTTAACTTCGATGCAAGGACAAAGGCACTTTCTCTTGTCTTAGGAGTGTAACCAGCTTCTAACAATGCATCGGTCTTTGTTATCTTACCCCACTTCATAACAAGTATATCAATGAACCTTTTTTGTTTGTCTGTAAGGTCTTTAGTTGTACGAACCAATTTACTTCTTTGAGGCATCACGAATCACTTTCTATTTCTAAAAATACTATATAGCACTTCCTTAGAAAATAAAAATAAAAAAAAAATTTGCACGAAAAACAATCCTAGAAACAGTATTTTTCCCAAAATCTAGGAATTTTTCCCAAAATTTTCCCAAAACTTTTTCTCTGTAATGGTATATTTTCTGGGTTTTTTTCCATTTTCCCAGAAATATGGTCTCCTTAGAACTTTTTTTTATTTTTTTTTTTCTAAGCAACGACTATATAGGAAAATTGGGAATCTAGGAAATCTAATTGTTTGACTATGTGATAAGATTTGATATAATTATAATATAACAAAGGAGATAAATAAAATGACAAAAACAAATAATACATATTTAAAGCACTACAGATTAAAGGCAGTCAGTGGAGATTGTGCAGCAGGTGGAATGTCCAAAAAAGGTGATGTTTTAAAAATACCAACTAAACATTTTAACTTAGTTAAAAAGTATTTAAGAAATCAATTAGAAATAGAATTATATTGTGTCGACCAAGATATATATGAAGATGCTTTTGGTAAGTTACTAAAAGAGCATAATGATATTGGTAACAAATTAATTGACTTAAAAGTGTTTGACCATAAATGGCACAAAAGAACAGATTGGGATTTAGTAGAAGTAGAAACAGCTTAACTTATAACAAAGGAGAAATAAATGACTACAGATTATGATTTTATAATTAATGACAGTGGAAGTATTGTAGAGTTTATACCGCAATCTACTGAAGCAGAATATTTTTGGGAAAATAAAGTTGATGCAGAGTTAGGTTTTTTTGCTGAGAAGAATTATGCTAATGATATTTTATGTGGTATTCTTACAGAAGGATTAAGTTATAAATTAAATACTTTATGGAGATAGTTATGAGCAAATATAAAAGTTTGTTGATGGATAGAGAACAAGAATTAGATTGTAGGATTTATCTATTCACAAAACGAAAAGATAAAGTAGCAAAACTATTTAAAACTTTACCGCCATCAGTTTGGTCACACAATTTTTGGATGGAGGTAGGTATTAAATTGGAAAAAGAAATTAAGCTAATGAAGTTGGAGAAAACTAATATTAGTTATTGATATTCCTTACTAGTCATAGTAAGGTTTCTATGGTCGTTTTTTTAACGATTCCTTTGTTGCACTGACCAGTTTTGTCGCTGGTCGGTGCGTTTAGTTAGGAAGTCATGGAAAAGAATTTATGGTATCAACTTAACTTACTTCAAAAACAAGATAAGGCATGGCATATGACAAGGATAGAAAGCTCTACAATAAACGGAATACCAGATGTTCATGCATGTGTAAATGGCAGCTCATTTTGGTTAGAGTTAAAGTCAAATGAAGATAAGAATTTTGGATTATCTAAATATCAAATTATTTGGCAGATAGATTATATCAATGCAGGTGGTTTAGTTTACAACTTAGTTTTCGCACCCTCGCAAAGGCTGCTCAAACTTATGAGGATTTTGCCCTCGATGTTCGCCTTTTGTTCTGGAAAAGAGGACAAAGTTGAGAGGTTCGAGGTGCTTGATACAGTAAAATACAACAGCGAAAACTTACACAAAATAATTAAGTCGATTCCGATTCGAAACAATTAGTTCGCATAACCTACATTATGTTAAATAAATCCATATGTTCTTGGTTTGTTCTCCATGCATCGGTAAAGAAGGCTCATGGTAATTTTGCAACTGGTCAAGCATTTTTTTTATTTTTTTTAGGGTCGCAAAAATTTATGTTACTGCATATGCGTGTATAGGTTAAGTTGAATACATACATATAAGAACTAAACATCTAAATTTTTTTATGATATAAATATTTCATGAGTGCAACAGAACATCTGACTACTGATAGATTAAGATTACAAGTTGAAAAATTACATATTGAACATATAAAACTTTGCCAAGATAATTTTTTATATTTTGTTCAAGAAATGTGGCAAGATTTTATTTGCAGAAAAGAAAAAGAAAAAAGCAAATGGGGTCATCATCAAATCATAGCAAATGAATTTACAAAAATAGCTTCTGAAAGAAAAGGAAGGCTCATAATAAACATGCCACCAAGACATACAAAATCAGAATTTGCATCTGTATATTTTCCAGCATGGATAATAGGAAAGTTTCCAAAATTAAAAATTATGCAAGTATCACATAACACAGAACTTGCTGTACGATTTGGAAGTAAGGTTCGAAACATAATTGATTCTTCTGAGTACAAACAAATCTTTGGAGATGTAAAATTGCGTGAGGACTCTAAAGCAAAAGGAAGATGGGAAACTAATCAAGGTGGAGAATATTATGCTGCTGGTGTTGGAGCATCGATAACAGGTCGTGGTGCGGATTTATTAATTATTGATGACCCACATACGGAACAAGATTCTATGTCCGACTTAGCAATGGAACGAGCATATGATTGGTACACATCAGGACCTAGACAAAGATTACAGCCAGGTGGTTCTATCTTATTAGTTATGACACGATGGGCAGAGGATGATTTGACTGGTAGATTATTGAAGGCTCAAAAAGAACCCAAAGCTGATTCATGGAAAACAATTTCGTTCCCAGCTATCTTACCAGATGGTAAACCAGTGTGGTCAGAATATTGGGAACTATCTGAATTAGAAAAAATAAAAGCATCACTACCAGTTCGTAATTGGTCAGCTCAATACATGCAAGAACCAACATCCGAGGAAGGTGCGATTATAAAAAGAGAATGGTGGCAACCTTGGAAGGAAGAACACATACCAAATTTAATTCATGTTATACAAAGTTATGATACTGCATTTAGTAAAAAAGAAACTGCGGACTATTCAGCGATTACAACTTGGGGAGTTTTTTATCCAGATGAAGTAACACCGAATATAATTTTGTTAGATGCGATACGAGGTAAATATGATTTTCCAGAATTAAAAGTTGTTGCTATGGATGCGTATAAATATTGGGAAGCAGAAAGTGTAATTATAGAACAGAAAGCAAGTGGTGAACCTTTAACACAAGAATTTAGAAGAATGGGTATACCAGTGATACCTTTTGTGCCAAGTAAGGGTAACGATAAATTTGCAAGAGTAAATGCAGTAGCACCATTATTTGAAAGTGGTGCAGTGTGGTTTCCTTATGGAGAAACTTTTGCAGATGCAGTGATAGAAGAATGTGCAAGTTTTCCTCATGGTGCGAATGACGACTTTGTAGATAGCATGACACAAGCAATGCTTCGGTATAGACAAGGCAACTTTGTTGAACTATACTCGGACTATGTAGACAATGAGGATTTACCTCCAAAGGAATATAGTTATTACTAATGATAAAAAAAATAAAAACAATAATAAAAAAAGTAAAAAGAAGGCTCTTTGGAAAATTGTGCGAGTGTATGCCAAAGAAGAAAAGTAAAAGAGGGAGACCTAAAAAAAAATGAACTCACGATATAATTATAAAGAACTCTCTAAAGAAAAAAAAGAAGAATTAGAAAAGAAAAGCAAAGAAAAAAAATCAGAAAAGGAAGTAACAAAACCTAAAAAAGATAGGGGTGCAAGTTTTTCAAAAAAGTTAGATGCATTTACACAAGTCACTGGCATCGACCCAATACAAAATTTATTAAAAGGTCCTAGTCAACCAGACATGGATACACCAGATTTAGCAAGTGAAGTTAGAAGTAGAGTGGAACAAAAAAAAGCAAGAATAGCTTCTGCACCAAAAATGTACCCTATGTATTATGAAAGAGCTAATAAGGGAAAATTTTTTAGCAAGTCTGTAAAAGCAAAATGCAAATTAGGTAGAAATAAAAAAACAAAGATATACTAATGGATGAAGAAAACACACAAATTAATGAGGAGGTGACTGATGAAGAAGTTACGGAAGAAACTCCAGTCGTTGAAGAAGAAGTTGATGTTGAAGTTAAAGAACCTTCTGAAGAAAACGAAGAGAGCCAAGAAGAAAAAATAAAAGAGTTAGTTGATGAAGTAAAAATATTTTATTCTAACTTAGCCGAGGATATGGATGAAAGAGTTCTTGGAAGAATATCAAGTGAACTAATAGCAGATTACAAAAAAGATAAAGAGAGTCGAAGTGACTGGGAAAAGTCTTATACCTCTGGGTTAGACTTATTGGGGTTTAAGTACGACAATGAGAGTAGACCATTTCAAGGTGCGAGTTCCGTTACACATCCACTACTTGCAGAATCTGTAACACAGTTTCAAGCTCAAGCCTATAAAGAATTGTTACCTTCTGATGGTCCTGTTCGTACTCAAGTGGTAGGGGAGCAAACCAGAGAAAGAGAGGAACAAGCTCAACGAGTCAAAGAGTTTATGAATTATATGATTATGGAACAGATGGAAGAGTATACTCCAGACTTTGACCAATTATTATTTTATTTACCATTAGCTGGTTCTGCGTTTAAAAAAATATATTATGATGAAGTGATGCAAAGGGCGATTGCTAAATTTATACCAGCAGAAGATTTAATCGTTCCTTACTATGCAACCGACTTAAAAGATTGTGAACGAATTACTCATGTTGTGAAGATGAGTGAGAATGACATATTAAAAAAACAACGCACAGGTTTTTATAGAGATGTTGAAATTTTACCTAGTCGCATGGATGACGATGCGGTGCAAGAAAAATATGATTCTATAGAAGGAGTGAGTGCGAGTGCAGATAAAGAATACCAGTTTAATATTTTGGAGATGCATGTTGATTTAGATTTAGAAGAGTATGAATCAGAAGTCTCAGAAAAAAATATTAAAGTACCTTACATTGTAACGATTGATGAAGGTTCACAAGAAGTGTTAGCTATCTATCGTAACTACGATATGAACGATGCGTTAATGAAAAGAAAAGAATATTTTGTACATTATAAGTTTTTACCTGGTCTTGGGTTCTATGGCTTTGGTTTAATACACATGATTGGTGGATTATCAAAAACTGCAACTGCTGCATTGAGACAATTATTAGATGCTGGTACTTTGAGTAACTTACCTGCTGGTTTTAAGTCAAGAGGTATGCGAATTAGGGATGATGACCAACCTTTTCAACCAGGTGAGTTTAGAGATGTCGATGCACCAGGTGGTAATATCAAAGACCAATTCCAAATTTTACCATTTAAAGAGCCAAGTTCTGTTTTATTTTCATTGTTAGGGTTTGTTGTACAAGCTGGACAGAGATTTGCAGCTATAACAGACAATGCGATAGGC